ACGCTAGATGGGTTCAGGTCGGCGCCTGGTCCCCTGATCTTTGAAGGCGGCTGCAATGCAACTCGCATCCTTCAAAGGCACGCGCCCCGGCATTGCTGGCCTGTTTTCTATCGCTTGCCGCTGGTGGCTTGACGGCCCCTACACGCACACAGAACTGGTCTTCTCTGACGGCTGGGCGGGCACATCACGCGCAGTAGAGGGCGGCGTGGTGCTGCACAAGATCACCTATCCCGCCGATGAGTGGGATCTGATCGAGATTGACGGCGACGAAGCACTAGCCCGCGCATGGTTCACGCTGCACGCTGGCGCCAAGTTCGATTACCTCGGCCTTGCTGGCTTCGTGCTGTCACGCGGCACGCATGAGGGTCAGCGCTGGTTTTGCTCTGAGGCTGTAGCCGCATCGCTTGGGTTTCCTGAGCCATTCCGGCTCGACCCTTGCACGCTGCCAAACGTATTCAAGCGGGTGAAGTAATGGCCGCTCTCAAACCATCAATAACCAAAGCACAGGCACCGAGGCGACGCATGAGCGACCAACTCAAGTTCAGGATCTGGGAATTTGCTGAATGGATTACGAAGCTGGCAATCGTCGCCATATTCGGGCTCCTATGGCAGCAGAACGCCAACTTTGCCGTCATGGCGTCAACCATGAATGAGCACGAAAAGCAGATCGCTGAACTCAAGGGTGAGATGGCCGCCGTGAAGGCTGGATACATGAGCCGGGTTGAAGTGCTTGAAGCATTGAAGAGGGTTGAACAAAACCAGCAAATCATGCTGCTGCAATTCCAGCTTGACGCAAAAAGGAGCAAGAAGCCATGAAACTGATCCCCGAATGGCGCAAAGCCTGGCGCATGGTGTCCGTGCAGGCCATGACGCTTGCAGCAACGATCCAGGGCGCATGGGTTGCATTGCCTCCTGATCTGATCTCGCAGGTTCCGCCTGGTGTGGTGCGAGGCGTGACACTGGCGCTTCTTGGTCTTGGCATCGTTGGCCGATTGGTCAAGCAGGACAAGGTGAGCGGCAATGAATGACGAACGCCTGACAGCCGATTTCCACTTGTCTGAGTTTCTGCACAGTGAGAAGGCTGTCAGGCTTGGTCTTGACAATACGCCAGATGCGCTAGCGATGGCATCAATCCGCAACTTCCTGGCGCCAGGCATGCAACAGGTGCGCGACTTGATAGGTGCCCCCATCAACATCAGCAGCGGTTACCGTGCCCCACAAGTCAATGCAGCTGTAGGTGGATCTCGGTCAAGCCAGCACATGCAGGGTTTGGCGGCTGACTTCACCGCGCCATTCTTCGGGACGCCGCTCCAGATCGCCCGCGCTATCGTGGCATCGCACATCAAATTCGACCAGCTCATTCAAGAAGGATCGTGGGTGCATATCAGCTTCAGCGCAAAGCCTCGCCGGTCTGTGCTGACCGCCAAGTTCACCAACGGTGTTGCGTCCTACCTGCCGGGCCTTGTATGAGCACCGAACTGCGCCTAGTCGCCATCCTGATCCTGATTGCGGCAGTGTTCGGCGCTGGGGTTCGATACGGCACAACGTCAAAGCAGGCTGAATGGGACGCTGCCATGCTTTCCTCAAAGGACGCACAGGACAAGGCGCTGCAAGCTGCTGCCAGCGCAATCGCTCAGATCGAGGTGAAGCAGCAAACCATCGTTCAGAAGGTGCAGCATGAAGTCCAGACAAAAACTGTTTATCGTGATTGCATCGTTCCCGCTGATGGTCGCGGCCTGCTCAACGCAGCGATTAGCAGTAGAGGCGAGCCCGCTAGTGATAGCGGAGTGCAAAACACCACTGAGGCCCCTTGATGGCGACACAATGGGCGATCTGCTGAACTGGGCCGTCTATGCGGCAGGGCGGTTTAATAGGTGCTCTGCTGCTGCGCTTGGAAGCGCTGAATGAAAAGTGCTGACGTGTCGATGTTCTGAACATTTTTCGACACGTCTGATAGAAATGTTGAAAGACTCGACGCTTTTTAGCGTGTGCGCTGGGAAGCGCGGATTGAATGGTGAGGGGCCGGAGGTGTGTATCACGGCTTGGGGTTCTTGTAGAGCCGTCAACTTTTTTCCGCCCATCACCACTGGGCATTCGCCCTCACGACTGCTGACCGGCCCTGGCCAGGTTGCTACCGTCTGGCTCATCCGGTGGACTTACGATGTTACCACCAAGACGCCAGAACTCGCACCAATCAGCATGCGTGAAGGTTGAAAGCGCCCTGGAACCCCTGGGCCTGCTTGCGCTTGACTCTCAGATCATCGGGCAGGACGCTACCCCTGCAATGTGTTCGGTCAGGCTGGCCGCAAGCGGCTCTCAGTTTCTGCCAAGGCCACCTACCTGCCTTGAGATTCCAGGCTTGAGCTTATCGTCCACTGGTGGACTAGCGGTTCTTCGATTTACACCGCCTCCGATGATCTGAAAGCCCCAGCACCCACTCGCCGGGTAGGGCGCAGAGGTTGCCGGGTTTATCGAGACTCGCCATCGTCGCCCGGCTGCGGGCGGTCTACGCCTCTGCTCCCCAATTCTACCCATCGCCGGGAGGCGTTGCAAGCTTGGCAATCTGGGCGTTGTAGTCAACATCTATAGCCGCCCGACACTTCAGTTTTGGGCACTCCAGAGAGTCGATATTGAGCATGGTTGTTCGTGGCTCAAAGCTTGCCCCGCATGACGGGCACTCAATGGCCCATCGGCTCGTTCTCCTGTCCTTCGATGGGCCGATCCATGATGGCTTTGTGAAAATCATCTCACTCCCCCAGCCCGAAGCGGGCGCACCCACACCTCGTTTTCCTCGTATCGCACCGACATCCGCAGATTCACGGCCAACCGCAGCGTTTGATCGTCATACATGCGCGGGTTCCAGATTTTGAACTCCTTGGGATTGCCATTGCAACGGATTCCCTCCATGAAGCCTTGACCGGCCCAACACTCATACTGGCCTTCCATGCCCGCGGCGAATGCCGCAAGCTCAAGCAGTTCTCGGTCACTCATGCTTCTCTCCAAAAAGTTCGCCCGTGCTTGGGCAGCGGGTGGGTTCGTCATCGTCTTCCGGCGCGTGGTCTTCGATTTCAAAGATCTGGCCACAAGCGGCGCAGCGCTCAAGACTTCCGTCAGAGACGTGGCATTCATCGCCTTCGTCGTATTGGTAGGTTTCCTTGCATCCGCAGCGTGGGCAGCTCACAGCTTCCCTCCTTGCTCGGTGGATGGCTTCGCGCCATGCAATGCTTCCTGATGAGTCCTCGTGCTTCGCTCCATGGTGGTGAGCGCAGCCAAGATCGCGGCAGACAGATCAGGCCAGTCATTGGCGTTGGTCAAAGCGCCTTCGGCCTTGACCTGCAAGCTGACTTCATCCATCCATGTGACAACGGCAACAGGGTCGCCGATGCTGTCAACGATGGTGACTTCGGTGATTTCTGGCGTGTAGCTCACGGCTTCACCTCCAGGCCGTTGATTCGGCAGAACTCTTCGACACCGAAGCGGGCGCCAATCTCAAAGTCCATGAGGTCGCTTGGCACGTCGTCGCCCCATCCCTTGGCTTCCAATTCAGCATTGCGCCGGTCGAACTCCGCCTCGACGGATGTGGGTGGAAGCGGCACCAAAGCCTGCGCCACCATTTTCGCGTCATCACGCAAATGGTCTGCCTGCGGCTGGCTGGCGGGTGTGGTGGCGATAGTGAGAGGCTGCACGCCACCATCACCCATGAACTTCTTTGCCTCAGCGGCCTTCGCTGGATCATCGGTGTAAGCCCAGAATGGGAACACTTGCGATGGCCTCCAACGCCACGCCACCACCTCCCCGCTGCCTTCTGCGTCCTTGGCGGCTGCGGCGGGATGGGAGAGGGCGGCAGCGTCCTGCTCAAGCATCTGCTTTAGCACTCGCTCTGCATGCAACTCCCGAGAGATTGGCGCCCTCAGTTTGTCTGCGGCCCACTTGGCGCGGGACTTGGCCCAAGTGATCCATTCGTCCTTGTCTTCAAAATCAGCCTTGTCTCGCGGGTTCGTGTCAGCGATTCCGTCAAGTGTCAGCAGCGCCTCGCTTGCGGCCTCGCGCAGCAGTTGTTCTGGGGTCATTTTTGGTCCTTCAGTTGATAGCGCGGGCACTCGCTTCGGATGTTGTGGAAGGTCTTTGTCCAAGGCCAACCGGCTGCGCAAACTGCTGGCGCTTCCCATGGCGCGGGGCCAGTCGGACGAAGCAGTGAGCAATGCGAGCACGTGGCGCAGAGGTCTTCATTGATGATGGTTTCGTCTGTCATGCCACACCAAAGCACTCGCATGGCAATGCCTGCTGCACCGCGTTGATCTTCACGACCTTGTTGGCAACGGCCCAAAACTTCTGCTGTGGGATGCGTTCGGTCGCCGGGATGCCTGCCAATCTCATCACCTCAAACTTGGGCTCCATGTCTTCCAAGTAGACAGGTCCGTCATCACCGTGGTGGATTGCGTGGCCGATTTCTTCCTCTGCCCATTTGCCCTTGAGCCAAATGTCAGGCCTGGTGCAGTACACGACATACCAGTGCTGTAGCCCGGCCTTCAGGCATCCAATGCAGTTGGCATGGATGAACTGCGCATAGGTCTTGGGCCGCTTGACGCCGATCTTTTCAATGTTGAAGATGGTCCGGTCTTCCCAAAACGCAAGCGGGAAGTCGGTGCGAAAACCAGATGCAGCCAGGATCGAGCTGCGGCGCTGGATGCGGTCTGTCTCATTGGCATCAAAGCCGTAATAGATGATTGCGTCTTTGTCGGGGCAGTTGGCATCGAGCCATTGCATGAAAGGCAGCGTCTTGAGCACGTATGTGCAGAACTCCTGCCCGTTCTTCACCTTGAACGCGGCCTTATCGACGCACACGTCGAACTGGTCAAACTGCGCGTCCATGTAGTTGGCCTGCGTGACTGGTAGACCCAGCTTGGCGGCGACTTCGGCGCGGAACAGCTTGATGGACGGGTCTTCAACCAAGAAGTGCATGTCGTGATTCAGCAGGACCACGTTATCGCTGCCAAACTTGTTCACGACCTCAGCAGCCACCAGTGCCGAAGAGTGCCCGCCTGAAAAGCAAACGATGTGGCGCATCACTCCCCCGCTTTCTGTTCGTGGTCAGCTACCTCGATGAACGTGCAGAAGCTACGCCTTACCGTTACGGGCTCACCCGCTTCACGCTCGTTGTAGTCCATCATTGCGCCAGCCTTGCCTTTCGTGATCAGGACATCGGCCCACGTTTCATCCAGGCGAGAAACGATGCCGGTGAACGTGCCCTTGCGACTGCTGGTGACGCGGTAGGTTTTGCCGACTTCAAGTGCGGTGCTCACGCTGCACCTCCCTTCTGTTCGTGGGCGGACAGGGCGGCTTGTGGTGTGGTGGTCATGTCGTAAAACTCCTGTTTTCGCGAGTTATGGGACTCTGGTGTCTGCGATATAGGGTTAGGCCCCTGGTGCTAACCAACAGCTCCAACCGGGGTTGAAGATGCGGGGCCGGTATGTGTTAGGCGGCTTGTTTCCAAGCCTTCAGCTTCATGACGGTTGCGTCAACTTCCTCAAGGAAAGCAACTACCTCAACCTCATAAGCACGGATCAGCTCATCATCACGAAGCACGCGGCGCACGAACATCTGCATGTCAGCAGGCATCCTAGGATCGAAGCTCACGAAGTCGCACCAAGCGCGGCCTGTGCAGGCCATTTGCCACTGCATTTGCGGGATGTACTTGGTAGGAGCTTCGCCACTCAAGATCGTGTCAATGTGCCCCTTGGTTTCGAGGCACTTGATCTCAATGAGGCCATCAATCGAGACAAAGCCATCAGGAGACGCGCCCGACATGGGAATGCGTGGATGCGAAACCATGCCCGTTTCAGTGACCAGCAGACCATACTCAGCCTCATAGGCAGCGCGGGCCAGTGGTTCGCACTCAGTGCCCCACTTCATGGCCGCATTTGTGAATCCTTCGGCGGCTTTACCTGTCAGGCGTTCAGCTACCAGTTCGGCGCGGTACGTGGCGCGGCTTGCAGCCTCACCAGATTTAACCTTGGCCATCACATCAGCCAGGCGCGAGGCAGTCACTTTGCCAAGGCGCTGGGCGAACCACTCAGGCGAACCTTGAATGACTGTCATGCAGCCTCCGCGTCGATAACGGTCGCCTTACTTGCGGCCTCCTTCAGTTCACGCTGATACTTCTGCCAGAACGCGGCTTTCTGCGGGCCCTTGGGCAAAGCCTGGAAGGCAGCAGACAAAGCAGCCTCGCCGTTCATGGCGGCGGCGCGCATTCCGTCCAAGTGCTGGGCCTCGAATTCATCCAGGCCGTCATGTGCATTTTGATTCGATGCTGATTGAGGGTCACGCGCTTGACGAATTGGCGTCACGCCTTCAGCTTCAGCAATGCGCTCGGCTTCGTCTTGGTCATAGATGCCGCCGAAACCAAAGGCGAGGCGGGCGCACTGGATCATGGCCTTGTGGCGCAGCATGCGGCGAGGGTGCGAAGACCAAGGCCCGACATTGGCGCGCTTGCACTCGTTCATGTACTCAGTGACCTCAACCGGGTGTGTCCGGTCCTTGCGATACATGATGCAAGTGCAGGACTCATCATCTTGCGCGAACTTCATGCCGTCGAACTCTGGGTGACTGTTGATGATGCGAGACCAGCCATCTACGCCCACAACAGGGATGATCCCGTTGTTCTTGTCTGGGAAAGCGTAGACCTCCTTGGTCCATGGGTTCAGCGAGTATTGGTTGGCGATGATGAGCAAAGCCGTCATCTGGGCATCCGAAACCTGACCCTTAAAAGCGGTCTGCTTCAGCGTGTTGATAAGCTCTGTGCCATCACCCATATCAAGGCGAGAGGCCAGCTTTTGCGTCAATGTCGTGAGTGCGTTACTCATACTTCCCTCAGTTCTTAAAAGACACGCTGGCCAGTGCAGACCAGTCCACCATGCTCAACTCCTGATAGCCCCAGCCCGCGAACATGGAGGCGATCACCAGAGCCAGCAGGCGCACGACAAGGCCAGCCCAGTCAACGCCAGACCAGAAGGCGGCGAAGTCGCGCCACACGCTTCCGGTGGTGTTGCCTGGCATCACATGCGGCTCAAGTTCGTGAACTCGGCGCAGATGGATGACATTCTTCATTCCATAACCTCGCTCTGGGCAGTCTCGACCTTGTTGGCACTCTCCACTTCGCTCACAGCAGGACATGGCGACTCCTTCAGATG